TGGAGCTGATACATATGTAATCAAAACAAATGATAATGGCTTGGAAGAACTAAGAGTTAGAGGATTGCCGGCAGTACCTGTAGATTCTTTAGGCCGTAAATGGATTAGTTGGGTTAATACACCTACAACAACATTAGACGAAATGAACGTAGCAGGTAAGTTTGTAATTATTGGTGTTACTGCAAACGGTGTAATGCCACAAGTAGCTACGCCTGTAGGCTTGTTAGAGCCACATAAGATACAAGCAGCTTTAGCAGAATCAATACTAATACAAGACTCACCTATGATACCTGAGTGGTCTATAGCTGCCGAAATGCTCATTTTTGTCACATCAGTAACTCTTATATGGCTTGTAATTGCATATTTCGGTATAACCCTAGGAGTTGCATTGGCATTAGTAATAATGCTTTCTACGGCTTTAGGTGGCTATTACGCAATACAAACAGGTATATTGATAGATGTAACTTGGTCTTTAGTATCACAATTTATTGCCGGGTCTATAGGTTTTTACCTTAGATTCAGAGAACAATACAAATTAAGACAACAAATAAAAAAACAATTTGAGCATTACCTTGACCCAAGACAAGTCAAGCAATTACAAAAAAATCCAGAGTTATTAAAGCTTGGCGGAGAGAAAAGAAGATGCACTTTTATGTTCACAGACTTGCGTGGCTTTACAGCCTTGAGTGAGTCTGTAGAGCCTGAAAAAGTAACTTATATTATGAATAGAGTTTTAACAGCACAGGTTGAAGCAGTGCAAAAATATAACGGTTGCATTGACAAATTTATCGGTGACGCAGGCATGTACATCTGGAACGCACCCTTAGATGTAAAACATCACGAACAAATAGCATACGAGTGTGCATTAGAAATTATAGAAAATGTTAAAAAAGTAAGCGATGAATTGGTAGCAGAAGGCTTGCCACCTGTAGCAATAGGCCTAGGATTGAATACTGGAGATGCAATAGTTGGTAACATGGGAAGTGATACACGATTTGATTATTCTGCTATAGGCGATGCTGTAAATACAGCTGCAAGACTAGAATCGGCTACCAAAGAAAGAAATGTAGATATTTTAATAGGCGAAGAAACAGAAAAGTTTTGTGGTTACAAATTAAAAGTGTTAGAATCTATCAAGGTTAAAGGAAAAGCAAAACCATTAAAAATTTATACAAAGCATTTATAAAATATATGGCAACAACAAAAGAAGCAATTAGTAAACTAGAAGCACACGAAAGAGAGTGTGCGATTAGATATGAAAACATAGAAAAAAGACTTGAAGATGGCTCAAAGCGTTTTGATAAGCTTGAAAACATGATATGGGCTGTATATCCGTTTATCTTACTTTCTGTGGTTTTATCTAGGTTTGTGTAGTGGAAAAAACACTTGCATTGCTGAAACAAGCAATCGAAGTAGTAAGCAATTATTTATTTCCCAAATATAAAATCACAGTTTCATTTAATAAAGAATATGGCGACTCTGATGACAAGGTTTACATATCAAAAAAGATTGTGACAAAAAAAGAAAAACATCTTAAATTTAAAGATGAAGATGACAGAATTGTAGAATACAGAAGTGCATCTGGTCTTAATTACATTATAGAGGATGTCTGATGCAACAATTCTTATTTGCAATAATACTTACTCTTTGTTTTACCACTTACTATTTGTACAATCAAAATAAAGTTCTTACAGCAAACAATCTTGCTTTAGAAAATGCAATTGCAACACAAGAAGAAACAATAAAATCACTACAAAATGATTTTGAACTACAAACCACACAATTAAATGCATTATCTCTAAAAAGCCAAGCGGCACAAAGAGAATTGAACAGGTACGTTTCTTTTATTCAAAATTATGAACTGTCTGCAAAAATACTAGCAGACCCGGTTGAAATGGAAAGGAAAATTAATAATGGCACAAAACACATTATGGAAGACATCGAAAAGCTTAGCGTTGTTGTTGACAGTCTTGATGATGGCGAGCAGCTGCAGCCTGCTTCCAACTAAGAAAATAGAAGTTAGTGCTAAGCCAATAGAAAGAAAAATAGCACACCCTGTCATGCCAAGAGAAATAGACTTGCGTGAACCTATGTGGATTGTGGTTACACCATCTAATTACGAAGAACAGCTTGCTAGAATAGAAAAACAAGAAGGAGAATTAGTATTTTTAGCTATGACCATACCTGATTACGAGGTAATGGCATACAACATGCAAGAATTGAAGAGATATATAAATGAACTTAAAGAAGTTGTTGTGTACTACAAAACTGTTACAACACCAAAACCTGAGGAGAAGTAAAATGCAAATATCACAAAATGGAATAGATTTAATCAAATATTTTGAGGGCTGTCCTACAGATGCAGACGGCAACGTAGTAAGTTATCGTTGTGCTGCAAATAAAGCCACAATAGGCTACGGTTCCCTAAAACTTATAGATGGCACTCCTGTAGAAGATGGTATGAAGATAAGCAAACAAGATGCAGAAGACCTACTCGCACACGAACTACATGAGTATGAGGGGTATATAAATAAGATGGTTGAACCTGAGTTGAAACAAAACGAATTTGATGCATTGGTATCATGGGTGTTTAATTTAGGCCCATCAAATTTAGCTGCAAGCACTTTGTTAAAAAGACTTAACATGAAAATGTGGAATGACATACCAAACCAAATTAAACGCTGGAATAAGGTTGGTGGTATCCCTAATGATGGGCTAATAAAAAGAAGAAACGCTGAAGCTTTGTTGTTTGAAGGTAAAGAATGGGGTAAAGTCTAACTGACATGATTGTTTGTGGATATTCACTTATCTCCTCTCTCTCCAGAGCAACGTGTCAGGAGAGTCAAGCGTCCTTTACATATTGGCTCTCCACCTAATGCTTAACCTAGATAACATAAAATCATTTGACGCTTTATCAAGAGATGAGCAGGTAGAAGCACTTACTCTTATTGACAAATGGAAAAACCTGAACGCAAGAGACAGATGTAGAGATGATTTTTTAGAATTTGTAAAATTTCATTGGGAAGGCTTTATTATGGGCAGGCATCACAAGATTCTTGCAGAAAAGCTTAACCGTATTGCACAAGGCAAATGTAAGCGACTTATGGTTATGTTACCGCCTAGGCACTCAAAATCAGAATTTGCATCAACCTATTTTCCTGCATGGATGATGGGGTTGAATCCAAGTTTAAAAATTATACAAGCAACTCACACAGCCGAACTAGCAGTAAGATTTGGTAGGAGAGTGCGTAACATAATTGATAGTGAAGAGTATCAGACTATTTTTCCTGATATTAACTTATCAGGCGATAACAAATCAGCAGGAAGATGGACTACAGACGATGGTGGAGAGGCTTTCTACTCAGGCGTTGGTGGTGCTATTACAGGTCGTGGTGCTGATTTATTGATTATTGACGACCCACATTCAGAGCAAGATGCTATGTCACCTACTGCTATGGATGCTGCATGGGAGTGGTATACCTCTGGACCTAGACAAAGGTTACAGCCCGGAGGAACTATAGTCTTGGTTATGACAAGATGGAGTACTAAAGACTTAGCAGGTAGGTTGCTAAAAAGACAATCAGAAACACACGCTGACCAATGGGAAGTTGTTGAGTTTCCTGCAATTATGCCTGATTCCGAAGAACCCTTATGGTCAGAGTTTTGGAAGAAAGAAGAGCTACTATCAGTAAAAGCTTCTTTGCCTGTAAGCAAATGGAACGCACAATGGATGCAGAATCCAACGGCTGCAAGTGGTTCTATTGTAAAAAGAGAATGGTGGAATACTTGGGAAAAAGAAGGCATACCAAGCTGTCAATGTATTATACAAAGCTACGATACAGCTTTTAGTGCAAAAGAAACAGCTGACTATTCTGCTATTACTACATGGGGTATTTTTGACCCTGAAGACGGCAGCGAAAGTGCAATTATATTATTGGATGCAAGCAGACACAGAGTAGACTTTCCTGAATTAAAACATATTGCATCTGAAGAATATAAATATTGGGAGCCTGATATTGTATTAATTGAGGCAAAAGCTAGTGGTACACCACTAACACAAGAATTAAGAAAGATAGGCATACCTGTACAAGCTTACTCACCAAGTAGAGGACAAGACAAGGTTGCAAGAATGAACTCTATTGCACCTATGTTTGAAAGTGGTATGGTATATGCAACAGAAGATGCTTTTGCAGAGGAAGTTATAGAAGAGCTTGCTGCTTTTCCGTTTGGTGAAAATGACGACTTTTGCGATTCAACCACTATGGCTATGATGAGAATAAGACAAGGTGGCTTAATAGACCTAGACAGCGACTATCAAGATGATATGTCTGTAGATAGAAAGGCATTAACATATTATTAATTTTATGGATATAATAAGACATGGTTACAGAAAGAAGACTCGGAACAGAAGATAATCCAGACATAATAGACCAAAGCAAGTCTGTAAATGTGCCTGCAGAAGAATTATCTATAGATGCACCTGAACAAACATTTGAAGAATCAATGATTGATGCTATGGAAATAACCATAGGTGATGAAGAAATTTCTTTTGATGAGCCAATGGAAGAAGTGCAAGCAGATATACCGTTTGATGCAAACTTGGTTGAATATCTTGACGATTCTATTCTTGGCTCACTATCTAATAAATTAATAAATTCAGTAGAGAACGACAAAGAATCAAGAAAAGAATGGGAAAAAACCTATACTGACGGCTTAAAATATCTAGGCATGAGGTTTGACGAGCAAAGAAGTCAACCGTTTGAAGGCTCTAGTGGGGTTATACATCCAATACTTTCAGAAGCTGTAACACAGTTTCAAGCACAAGCATATAAAGAATTATTACCAGCACAAGGTCCAATCAAAACACAGGTTGTCGGTCAAAGAGACATGAATACAGAAATGCAAGCTGAAAGAGTTTGTGAGTTTATGAATTATTACATCATGAACGAAATGCCTGAATATGACCCTGATTTAGACCAATTGTTGTTTTATTTACCACTTTCAGGTAGTGCATTTAAGAAAGTTTATTACGATGCAGCCAAAAACAGACCTGTATCTAAGTTTATACCTGCAGAAGATTTATTAGTTCCTTATAACGCAACCGACTTATTATCAGCAGAAAGAGTTACTCATGTTGTTTCAATGAGCAACAATGAAGTAAGAAAAATGCAACTTTCTGGCTTTTATGCAGACATTGACCTTAATGATAGTGAACAAATTATTCGTGACAGTATTGATAAAGAAATAGACAAAATACAAGGCGTAGAACCTGATTATAGTGATGACGAGCAAAGAAAACTTTATGAAATACATACAGTAGAAGATATTGAAGGCTTTGAAGACGTTGATGATATGGGTGAAACCACAGGTTTAAAACTACCTTATATCATTACTGTAGACGACTCTACACAACAAATTTTATCTATAAGAAGAAACTACAACCCTGAAGACCCATTAAGAAACAAAATCAATTATTTTGTTCAATATAAGTTCTTACCGGGACTAGGTTTTTATGGGCTTGGCTTATCACACATGATTGGTGGTTTGTCTAAAGCTTCTACATCAATACTAAGGCAGCTAATTGATGCAGGTACTTTAAGCAACTTACCTGCAGGATTTAAAGCAAGAGGTATCAGAATTAGAGACGAAGCCTCACCACTACAACCCGGTGAATTTAGAGATGTTGATGCTCCGGGCGGTGCATTAAGAGACTCTTTAATGCCATTACCCTACAAAGAGCCAAGCAACGTATTGTTTAGCCTACTTGGCTTATTAGTAGATTCAGGCAAAAGATTTGCAGCTATAGCCGACATGAATATAGGTGATGCTAATGCAGCTATGCCTGTAGGCACAACTGTAGCTTTATTAGAAAAAGGCACTAAAGTAATGAGTGCTATTCATACTCT